GGTGGAGATGAGCGATATTGACAACAGCAACTTCGACAGGAACACCAAACTTGACCCGGCGACCCTGAATACAAAGTTCAATGACGTTACAGTTGCCACAAGTTTTGCATTGAACAGTGACAATATCCGTAATTCTGGTGTGGATGTTTACAATCTGAACTCAACAAACACAGATGGAAAGGTCGGAACTATCCTGAAATGGGCGCAGATGGGGACAATCGGAACAGCCGGTCCCGGACTAACAGTTAATTTTGAATCAGGAGCCACAGGATTAAACGGTGTCAGTGTTGGTTCAGACATGACTGTTAACCCGGCAGGAACACCGGCAGGAGTGCAGTTAAAGACAGGTGACATCCTCAGAGTTTACTGGACAGTAACAGTTGAAAAAGAATGGACGGCACCAAAAGATGACGTTCAATATGAGTTCTGGGCTTTATGGCTTCAATGGCATCTTAGTTCTTTCGGTGCCGGTGCGTTTGGTGTGGTGCCTGGACAGGGGAACTACAACACTAACCTGACATTTGGTTATGGAAATCAGCCTGAAGACAATTATGCGGCTTCATTTATTCAGCATGCAGCCATAATCTCAGACAATCAGGCTGTTGCGAACACCGCACCGACTGATGCGGCATTTTTTGGGATTGCTCCCCTCACAGGTCAGTCATTTATAAAGGGCGATATAGATCACAAAATAACTGTGTCAGGTTGTTACCATTACGTGATTGATGCCGTATACAATGATCTATATCTTGAAGCGTTAAGAGTTGTTGCCGGTGGTATGCTTCAGCCGTATTATGATGCCGTATCAAACAAAAATTATTTCATTGTTGATAATGTTCAGACATCAACGCCGGTCTTAAAAGTGTTCGATGCGACCATATCTATGCTTTTAATGGAGCCTGACTGATGGGATACACACCGGGAAAAATATGGTCAACAGGCGACACGCTTACCGCTTCAGATATGCAAGGGAACTTTGACGGAATAAAGAAGTTTAATCATGATGTTGGGCTAACATCTTTGCAGACAGCGCAGTGGGTTGACACAAAACACATAATGCCAGGCGTCATTGACGCACAGACAAAGGTGACATACAACTGCAGCGGTGTCTTTGGAGGACAGCAGCAGTCTTATCAGGCAGTGAACTACTCTTTTTTAACCAGGTGGAACACAACAAGAAGTTCAGCTTCATTGGAAAATCTAATTGTTCCTGAGACATCTTTTACACTTCAGCTGAGAAGACCGGCAACTGTGTTCTTTCAATGGTGGATTAATACAAAATCGAGATATGACGGCAATGCGAGGGGAATGACAACGGTTGGAGCTTTTAAGGACAGACCTGTGCCTGATGACTCCATGACGAATGCTCAAGTCGGTTATGAGCATTATATACCTTCACAGACACAAGCCACAAAAATTAACTTTGCAGGAAATTTTGACACAGGCGTGTATATCTCAGGCGTGAAATACAACAGTGGGTTTGCAATGCTTGAAGGAACTCAGTCAATACCGTTTGCTATAGGTCTTCAGGGTAGAAGTTATAACGGGCAATGTGAAATCCTGTCATGGGGTATCAGTGCAGAAGTGTTTTATATATAGGAGTTAGGTATGGAACCGGGTACAATGGCATTAATTGGTCTTGGCCTTGAAGGAATTTCCAGAGGCGCAAAAGGATATCAAACGTATTCCGCACAGAAAGACCTGTTCGATGAGGATGCGGCCAAGAGGCTCAAAGAATTAGAGCGCATGGAAGCGATCAACATGTTGGGTGGTGACATCCAGACATATCAGTCTCAGCAGATGACACCTGTCCAGGGCGCAATGAGGGAAGCACGGGAAAGGATGGCGCAGGACATAAGTTCTCAAGACCTTTCAGGCGGAGCTTACTTCAGAGGCCAACAGGCAATGACTGAAGCGGCTGGAAAGGAAAGGTCTGCAGCACAACAAAGATCACAGGAGCAGTACAGAAGAGAGGAAGAGATCAACCGTGTTGAACTGGATAGCCTACGGAAAAGAAAGCAGATGGCTGACAATGCCGCACGTGACGCTTTCCTTGCATCAATGGAAGGGGTTGACAAGTCCGGTCAGGCATACATGATGATGGAACTTGAGCGTGAAAAACTTGACGCATTAAGAACAGCCGCCGGAGATGCCCCCAAAGAAGAAGTGGAGGCTGCAAGTGTAGGATTTAATATCGGAATAGGCGGAGCAGAAAACTTTGTTCGTGGTGAAGAAACATTCCCTGGTTTACATGGATTGCCGGATTCAATACTTAAGTATTTGAATAAACCAGATGAAGTAATAACTCCAGTTTCTAAATATTCAAACTGGGCTGACAACATAGCTAAATCATTGGGTGAATAAAAATGAACAACAATGCACATTTCTTTTCCATATACGGCGGACATCTGAGAGGAAGGTATCAGCAGTTGATGCAAAGCGCATCACAGGAACTGGCACAGATGGGTGCAAACGAAGCGCAAAAGAGAAAGTTTCTTTTTGACATGCTCAAAGAGGAGAGAGACAGCCTGAAGGATATGAAGAAGCTTCAGCACAATTTAGTGAAAGAGCAGGGAAAGGCTGGAGCAGGGAAGATGAGGGATTATCTGAACACAAACGCTCAATGGACGGCATTGTTCACGGCAATGAACAGAGAACAGTCAGACCAATTTGACCGGTACACCAAGGCGATGAACGCTGTTGATGAAAAATATGAGCCAAGTGAAGAAGTTATTAAAGTAAAAAATGAAGTCATGAGTGCAGCTGAGAATATAAAAGACTCTCTTAGTGTGGTTAAAAATGCAAAGGAGTGGAATAATGTAGTCGCAGAGACAAATCTTGATAGGGCTTTACAAAAATTAACGGGAATGCTGGCTCTTGGAGATTTAAATGTTGCAGATGCCAGAACACTACAATCAACTGCTAGAGAACTTTACGCTAAACTCAGCGTCGGACAGGACTTTATAAAGGGAGAAGACAATTTCGGAAGAATTCTTTTTAAGAACAGTTACACAGACGCAAACGAGAAATTAAATAGCGACTGGAAGAAACAAAGAATCACTGATTACGAAACACATCATAAACAAATGACAACAAAGGTGAACAGCAAGGAAGCTGATGCCCTTCGCAATCTCGACAGATTAAAAAGACACATTGTAAGACTTGAGAAGGAAGTTGTGGGCGGCGAGAATGAAGGAACAGTGAAAAGCATCTTCAAGAAGAGCGGTGTAAGTCCGGAAGATATGAAAAAACAAAACACCGCAATACAGAATCTAAGAGATCAACTTCAGGCTTCTCTGGAAAAGGACCTTAGCGTTAAATATGAGGACGTTCGGGTAAGAGCCGGTGAGATGCTGCTTGCAGAAGAAGGAAAGCAAGGAAGGATAAAAGCGGCAGAGGGTATCATGAACATGGATGATGCCGAGATGGCTTACTATGCTTCCGTCAAGGGTGCTCAGAAGTACAGGAAACAAGATCCAAAAGACTTTACTGGCAATTCCGGCAAGTTTGTTCAGACATTGCTGGGTCCAAAGTACCAGGACAAGTCATGGAACAATCTGTATAAGCAAGTACAGGACTCAAAGCTTTCAGTGACTGACAAGCAGGATGCGGTTTCAATGATGGTCTCAAGGTTTGTCAATGCGGGTGCAGAACATCTCGCAAAGAACCAGAATAAAATTAAAATGGCCACACCATTGATGGAGCCTGTGGTCATACCCACACCCGCAGCACCCGCAGCAGCACCCGCAGCAGCACCCGCAGCAGCACCCGCAGCAGCACCCGCAGCAGCACCCGCAGCAAAAACCTACACAGTTAAACAAGATGAATATCTGGGGAAGATCGCCACTAAATTAGGAGTCTCTTTAAGAGACCTGAAAGCAGCAAACCCACATATAAAAAACTTTAATTTAATTGATGTTGGTGATGTACTTAATCTGCCAGTGCCAGAGTAAAGGTGAGATATGCCAGACCCGATAACAGATGAATGGTTGCAGCAGTATGACTTTTCAGAAGGTCTTCCGGGGGTCCCCGAATGGTCTGAAGAAGACAAAGAAATAAAAAAGATACGACAGAAATACAACAAAAGCCTGCAGGAATCACAGAAGTTATTTGAAGAATTTGGACCTATTGAACAGCATGACGCTTATTTCGATCCAAGATCTCGTTCTTGGGAAGTAAGAAAGAAAACGCCAGAGCATCCTGCATTATTGGAAAAGTCTCCTGTTGCGCCAATACCAAGCGGACCGCCACCAAAAAAACTGACAGAGATGACGGTTGAGGAACTGAAGCAGGTTCAATCTGAGGCAACCCGTAAGTATCTCAACCGTGAAATTGAACGACCGGAGTTTGAAAAGATCTCATCTGATATAAACGATGCAGATTTTCATGCACGGGCTGACCCGCTTGAGTTTGAAAAGAGAAGATATACAACTGGTCTTCCCGAAGGAGCGACCCGTGACCCTGAGATCATGGGGTTTTACGGAACCAGGTACACACAAGGCTTGAAAGGCGAGAAGGTTTGGCAGCCTGTCGGTGAAGAGACACTTAAGGAATACCGGAAAAAGATTGACATTGCATTGACTCAGGCAGAATGGGATCGAAGAATAACAAAACCAAAGAGTCCAGCAGAGGCGACAGAAACCAGAGACATCATTGTCGAGTTGAGAGCAGATAAAAAATTAACTCCAGAACAGGCCAAGAAACTTGATGTTCAGCTTTTAAAGTATATTCAGGATTACAGAGAAGAGAGAACGCTTGAGAGCACCAAGGCGCATGAAGAGAAGGAACTCACCAAGGCTCAACAGAGAACAAGAGCTGAAAAGGTGGAGGGTCAAAAGGAATACAGAGAGTCAAAGGCAAGACTTAAACATGTTCTGATAATGGAAGAGATGGCAGATGGGAAGACCATGGCGGCGGCGGCAAAGATAGCCGACGAGAAGATTAAAAGGACCATGCTTAAACCCACAACAGAATGGGGTTATGAGACCCGTGTCCCTGAAGGCATGTCTAAGCTTAAAGAGTATGGAGGTGAACTCTATATCTGGGATGAGGAGAAGGGAGAACTCAGGGAACCCACAGGACAGGCTGAAGTTTTTGCAGAGACGCTGAAGTATCAGCCTATATACTCCACGAAGAAAAGACAAATAGATGCAGCACTCAGGGCATACAAACGAGGAAAGGAAAAGCCCGGAATACCCCAGGCAGATGTTGGCGACATCGAACGAATGGAGATGTCAACGCTGTATGAGTCTGACTTTGCACGTGGCTTGCGTGTAACATTTGGTCTTCCGTCCGCTGTTGCTGCAACATTGAGCCAGAAGCTTATGCCGGGAACGCAAGACACGGCAGGTTACAAAATAGCGAAAGGAGACACCAATCAGGTGCTTCTCAACTATGCCCTGTTTCAAAGTGTTCCAGATGTCACAATGGCAAACAAATACCTGGTGGAAGTTCTGGGTGAAGACGGTGCCTGGTGGTTGGGAATGCCAGCAGAGATGCTTATACCTGCGACAGGTGTCGGAGCAACATTAAAAGCCGCCGGAATAACAGGAAGAGCATTAGGAACATTGAGCAGAAGAGCCGGGGCGCTTAAGTTTGGATCAGCATTAAACGCAATATCAAACCCGATTGAGACTCTTAAGTACAACGCAACAGCAAAGAGATATGACACTGCACTTAAACTTGTGAATGACGGTGACATACCCGCAGCAGTTCAAGCCACCAAAAGAGATGCCAAGTGGCAAAAGGGTGAAGCAAAAAGAATACTTGATAAAGAATGGGACAGAAGAAAGTTGTCCAATGTGGCATCAGAGGCAATGGGAGACTCTCTGTCTGAGCTTGCGGTTGCAAGGGGGATAATGGATTCAGGGAAACCAATAGAGGAATTCGGTTATCCTGCGCTTGCACGGTATGGTGCAGACAGAATGCAGATGAAAAGGAACATCGACAGCCAGTGGAATCAGTTTAAGGATGCAGCCAAGACTGACCCGGTGTTGAGAAGGGCTTTCAATGAGGCCAATCATGTTAGGCAGATGGTAAAATCTCTTGATGAGATCAAGGTCTCACAGGAGACAGCACCTTATTTGAGACGGGCGACACTGCTTAACAAAGAGTTCAATGATGAGTTGTTCAAATTGCAGATGGGCAAACTGAATTGGACTGACTCACAAAAGACAGCCTTCTTTAAAAGGATTGCAAAACTTGAGCCGGAACAAAGGACGGGCGAAGTGATGGCAAGGGTCCTTTCAGAGTTGAAATTGGTAGATGAGGGTGAAGGGGTAATATCAAAGATAGGATCATTGGAGCCTTGGAATGCCTCATTAATGGACATACAGAAGGCTCTTGGTGTCAGTGTGGGCCGAACTGTCAAACGTGGCATAATGGACTATCTCCCACAGGATCTGGCTGTCATTGCCGGTTCTGTTGTCGCTCCGCTAAAGAGCGTGAAAAACAAAAAGAATCAACAGGCACTGGCTGAAGACATGACCAGGCTGTTTGGTGACGACAAAATACACAGAACAATCACTGAGGGTGAGGAGATCACTTATCGTCTGACAGAAGGTCAGGGTGATGAGATCATAGCTATGCTCATTGATGAAGTGGGAGTGAGCAGAATAAGACAGTCTGAGTATTACTATGGGCTTATAAAAAAGCTTGCAGACCCGAAGTCTGAACTGACCATGGATGAGCTTTTTTATCTGAAAGAAAACATCATAATGCCCGCATTGGCCACAAAGCATTTTGATGCGTTCAAGTTGACTGAAGCCTCCGCACAATGGGAGCGTGCAAGTGTGCCGATAGGTCCAATAAGACAGGGAAAGCTATCGCCATTATTGGATTTCTTTGCAGAAGGGAGACGATCCTCTCTGATAAAAGTGGGGTCAAAGGGCGAGCCGGGGTATCAGCCAAGTTCAGCCCTGCTCACTGTCAGTGAAGCGTGGAAGTCTCTGGTGTACACCATGAAGAAAGAAGGAAAACTGACAGAAGAGATTGCAGTTAAGTCCAAAAGCATTGAGATAGACGCGTTATGGAAAGAACTCCGTGAAGTGAACAGGAAGGTCACAGAGGAGTTTGCTGCTGAGATAAAAGCTGCAGCGAAAGAGACAAACCCGGCACAGGCTTATGACGACACCCTGGTTAACTCATGGCACATGTTTGTGGCTGCATGGAGAACCAATAAAGAGAGGGTGGTTGACGAAAACTTTGGCGGTTCATTCTATCAATACTTTCTCACAAAAGACAAAAGTGTACAGGAGAAGATCCTTCAAAAGGTGGGCGGAGATATCGCCAGGGCATCAGCGAAAGGAACAATTATCGCCGGGCTTGACATGCCGACCTTCACGAAAACATTTCAGGATTTTTTAGGTGATGTGAACAAGGCTACCGACCCGCTACTTTCTGGACCTGTGCATGTCCCCCATATTTTAGAGTACACCGGTGCCCTTGACCCCAATGCTCAAAAGATCCTCAACGAATTCATTGAGGACTCGTTCAAGTTCCATACACTTGATTATGACCTGTATCTTGAGAAGGCTGATGAGTGGACCAAGATATTACAGGCTTACTTTAATCAGGAAAAGATCCTTATTGCCGACTGGAAAAAGGCGAAACAAGAGGGAAGAGAACAGATAAAAGTTATTGAAGATTTTCAAAGGGTTGTGCCAATTGAAGATCAGGCAAAGACTTATGAGACATTTGCTTCAAGATTAAAGGACCCTAATCTTAGCAACATGGAACAATACATAAAAGAGATGACAGAAGAGATTGACGGGAGGATCCTGAGAAAGGAGTTAAAAGATGCAGGTATTAAGAGTCCGCATCCGAAGATCCTTAAGCCTGATAAGTTGCTTACAGCTGCACTGAACCCGTGGGCGATAGGCATCCGTCGATCTTTGAGAATGAATGAAAGCATAAAAGACTTTGCTGCGAAGAACCCGGAACAGGTGTACCGTTTTGCGACCAACAAAAGCACAACTGACCTGGCATTAAATCCCACACCGCTTTTAAACTTGTACAAAACTTTCTTTAAGCAGGAACTTGGGAAAATAATCGAGACTCTTCCGCCAGAAACAAGAAGTGCAAGAGCGTGGGGACCCGGTCCAGCCACAAAAGCCATAGACGATCTTGCTGAAAAGATAACTAAAGAACATCTTGACGCAATGTCAAAGACCCGGCGTGCTGACCTTGCGGAAACAATAAGCAAAGTCGTCTCTCCAGCCATAAGGGAAGGAACGTCATATCCTGACCTGAGAACGATAAACAACTCCATCAGCGGGATATATGGAGAGCAACTTGCTCCAATGTTTTCAACAGTGCGCCATGGATTTAAAGATCTTGTGATAAGGATGCCTGAGATGCTGGGGCTGGATGATGTTGGAAAGGCCGCTTGGCAAAAAAGAGTGGAAGATTTCTATAAGAGAGAGAAAATATATTCGCCAAAGAAGGGATACATAGAAGAAACTATACCTTCAGCATGGGACAGTGTTGAGAAGAGTCTTCGGAATAATGTTCTTGGCCTGAGTGACAGGACATCACCTTACATGTCAGGGCTGCAGTACACCTTTGCCGGTGAAGCAATGCAGACATGGCGGAGCTTTATGGAAGCTAACGGTGCGACACTTGGTTTTAAGATGTTCAATGACATGAGTGAGAACATGGGTGTCTTAAGACATATTGCGGGATCAGACCTTGCGTTCACTTATGGCAGTTCTTTTGTGAAGCAGATGGACTCAGTTTTGAAGATGGGTGCCACTGACGCTGTCAAGGTTGAAGAAATATTTGCAGGTAAAATGACACTATGGAAATTGGTGGAAAACATTATTGATGCAGGGAGACGTGTGGCAACTTCCGGCATGCTGGGGGGATGGGTCCCGGTGCTTGCAGGTTTAAGGTATCTTGGACAGAACCTTTTGACTGCTCCGCTGATAATGTCCGCGACACTTGGAAAGCTTGGGGCGATGTCAGTAAATCCTAAGAACATGCTGGACCTGCTGAGAACATACGGCGGGGATGCTAACACGGTGCTGTTCAAGGACATATATGGTGTCAGTTATACAGCTGGTGAAGTTCGGTATCTTATGGGAAGACATAACCGAGGGATGTCTCAGGAGATGGTTCACTTCGCAAACCAACAGGCTTTCACCATCATGAAAGAAAGCGGTCTGACGGCAACAGGTAAGAACGCAAGTCCGCTAAAGAAAGCCGTTGACACATTCGATCCAAGAGACTTTAATCTATATGCAAACATGGCGACAAAGACAGACCAGTTCTTTCGGGACCTTGCCTTTGTGAAAGGAGTGAAAGAAGGAATCCCGGCAGGTCAGGCGGCTGATCTGGCAAAGGTTGCAATGCTGGACTATGGAGCGATTGATCTTGAAACCAGAAAACACCTGAACAAATACTTTATGTTTTTCCGCTTCAGGATCATGATGCTCACTGAAGTTGCAAACAACATGGCTCGTGCTGTTGAGAGCGGTAAGCCCACACTGATGACCAGTCACCTGAAGTACAACATGAGACAACAGGACAAGGCTGAACAGTGGCTGTATTCGGACAATCAGACCAAAAGAAGACTGTACAATGGGTTCAAGTCGTTTGCCATTAACAACACCAACATTAATCTGTTGGGGCCTATAAATCCGACTGTTGAATCTTTTGAAGTTATGTCCACCACGGCGAGTCTGATGATGGACACATATCTTGGAGGTCTTTCATTGGCCAAGTCAGGTGAATACCTTAGCAGTCTTATAGATTACGCCGCGAATGCACAGTACAGACCTGCCATCAACATGATCAAGGAAGCGATGTTCGACAATGAGCGCCCAAGACATGTGCCCGGTGAGTATGTTTCCCTGCTTAAATCTATGGGTGCCTGGAACTATGCACAAGACATGTTCGACATACATATAAAGCAAGACTATCTCAGACCGGAGGGAGTCTTCTTCAGCGAAGAGCATAAGCCTTATCTTGTTCAATATGAGTTCACAGACAAAGGAGCTTTGTTGTGGAGCGGTCTGACTTTCGTGATGACACTTGCAGGTATTGACAGAACCATCAGGGATTATGGAAAAGCATATCTTATGTATCAAGGCGACACAAAGGAGATGCGGACAGGAAAATATAGCCAGACACCATTGTGGAAATACTTGCTAAATCTTGAAACTCCGATATCTGCAATCAATATGGATCAGAAAAGTGTTGACACTCTCTATAAACAGATCAATACTTGGAAGAAGAAGACACAAAAAGTAAAACAAAGAACAACTAAGAAGGAGTAGCAGATGAGAGTTGGACATTTTTACCACAGAGTTGAGAACACCACAGCAATACCGGGTGTGACAAACGCATACGACGCAGCAAGAAGACACACTATTACTTTGGGTTCATTCCCAGAAGGCACCAGTTTTATTGGAAAGGTTGAAGGAATTATTGTTCAGTGTTCTGCAGCCCATGCAGACGTTAATGACCTGACGATAAGGATCACCATTGATGCGGCAGGTGATGAATCTTTGATCCCGGACACCACCAACACGATGGATGTCGGCATAACCACAGCAACAGACAAGACAGCATCTTATCAGGCGGGATGGGTGTGCGGAGTGACCGGCATCGACACAGTTTATGTCTGGTACAAGCATGAGGATGCTGCACAGACGGCACAGATTGACTCAATCGCCATAACGTGGAGTGAGTAATGGGCATCACTAACATCTTCGGTGGTGGGGGCGGAGTAGCCACAATCAACGGCACCCCCAACAATATCACAAGTGTCACGGCAGGAGACACAGTAACGCTCAGCCTTCCAGCACAGGTTGAAGTGTCTGGTGGTATCACTGCTTCAACTTTCCAGAGCAACGGTGATGAGATACTGATCGGTCAGGGTGTCACTGCGACGTTTGAGAAGAACAGGACGTTCACCATCCGGAAGCACCTGCCGTTGTCCACATCCACGACTGGCTCATATATAGACATTGTCTCTTGGCGACCGTATGTCGAGGGGACAACAAATGATCCTGCAGCGGCATCCTTCTGGGGTGCAGTGTCGTTTGAAATTAATTTATATGGCACTGTTGGCGCGGTCGGTGAAGGATATCGTCGAATGGAAGGGGTAACGTATTATGCGGGGTCATCCGCTTCATCAGCTGCAGGGGTTGTGAACAACACCAACGGAGCGGTTACAGACTTTCGTGTTAATCTCGCAGGGTGGGTATCAACTTTGCAATATCAGTTGTCTGGATCAGCAATAAATTTTAACGGTGCTGCTTATGTTGAGATTCATTTCGCCCGTGGTGCTGGGGCTAATGGAAACAGTATCATCTGGTCCATCACTTCATAGGAGTTAATCATGCCGAGTTACAGGGGACCGTCAAAACAGAAAAGGCTTGAGTGGCTGTTAAATCAGGTGAGGACAGATCGAGACAGACTGTTAAGCGAGTCCGATCATACTCAGTTGACAGATGCGCCTTACACCAGGACAAAAAAGACAGCATGGAAAACATACCGGCAAGCTTTAAGAGACCTGCCGTCAACCATCACTGAGCTTAACAGTTCAAAGAGCATCACGGTGGAATGGCCAACACCTCCGGAGTGAACATGGATACCGCAGTATATGACATCTTGGTTAACGCTGGACCCCTTGGGGTGTTTGCCATCTATCTGATTTACAAGAACAGTCTGCTGGACAAGAAGCTTGATAAAATATTTTTGGATTTCCAGACCCGTGAAGATGCAATCAGAGAAAGGTATGACAAGGTCATCAGCGACACACAGACCCGGTCTGATGAGATGAGACACACAGTGTCATCAAAGATCAACGGTCTGTTCGCTCGCACCACAGATCTACAGTCAAAGCTTGACGGTCTTGTGCTCAGTGTTGAAAATCTCCATGACAAAGTAAAAGAGTTACACTTAGAGAAGCTTGCACGGCAGGCAGTTAGAGAAGCATAATCAAAGAGGTAAAAAATGGGACAAGGTAACGTGGCACTAAAAGCAATCCGCATCGCAATCAAGACAATTAAGTTTGCTCGTGGAGGTTTCACGACAAAAGAAAGAGAAGAGTTAGCAGGTGACTTGCTTGACCTCGCACATGATCTTGCGGCTGACTTGCTTGACGACATCCAGAGTCGGCGATGAAGAAGGACATGCTTGACCCAAAGGCTGTCATAGACTTTGAGACGGGCTTAAGTATTTCTCAAATGCAAGCGATCAAACTGTTGCGCGAAGGGCACGGCAAGACGAGGGTGGCTCGTGCTGTTGGCGTGCATCCTAACACCATCACTAACTGGTGTAAGAACAAGCAGTTTGCTCATGCGCTTGACAAATACCAAGCCCCTCTCATCGAAGACAAGAGAGGCGATGCGTTCGTCACCCCGGAAGAGATTGACGACAAGCTTGCTATGCTGCTGGTCCCGTCCATCAATGCCATGGGTGACGTGCTGTTAAACCGAAAGGGGTCAGACCAAGCAAGGGTGAACGCCGCAAAGTTTGTGGTGAACACCCTGTTCTTGAGACTGACACACTCCGGTGATTACGCTCCGAAGGAACTGGAAGAACTCAGGAAGTCATTGGCGCTGGTAACTAAATAGTCAAATATCGAATAACTTCACTTGCTTTCTGTGGGTGTTTAAAGTGTTTGTCATGCACCTTGCTGTCTCAATAAATCTTGACATGCCTGACCCATCAAAGGATGTGGCTTTTAAGGTGATGCAATACTTAAGTCTTTTGACTGTGTTGACTCTTCCGACATGACAGAGTTTGTTGTGTCGGCGCGCCCATCTTGACCAGACCGGTAAAGATTTAAGCTTCCATTCTGTCGAGCCGCCGACAAAGACCCCACAGATCTTGGGTGAGAATTGAATTAGATCTGTGGGGTCCATGCCATCTTGAACACAAAACATTAAGGGGTAATTTAATTTAGGCATCCATTGATAAGCAAGATCAATCGTCTCATCTTTGTTGCCTATGCTGTCCGGGATGACAACCCAGTCAGCACCTTCGCCCCACGTTTCAAGCAGATCCATGAACTTGTCTGTCTGAAATGGTCTGTCATGAACGAAATCAGAATAGGCACCGTTGTCAATCGCATAACCATTATCAAAAACCCAAGCTCTCTTCCGCAGGCTCTGACCGCTATAGGGCATTGAGGTGCTCATCAGTGTGCGCCAAGGGTATCGAGCGAGGATCTTTAAATTATCCTTGTTTGTGGTCAATGATGTATAGGCTTTTATCATAGCCTGACATGTGACATGGCAAAGTTACGCTCATTGCATGAGGAACATTTGCCGCATGGGTGTGCAATCTCTGATTGATAACAAGACCAGGTCAGATGAAGCGGCATGTATTTGCCAACCCCAACTATTTCTGATTTTGTTTTATAAATCAAGGGGGTCAGAATTTTTATGCGCAGCTCAGATTCAAGGGTGTCAAAGTACTCTCGACGGCAGTCAACGTATGATTGAAAATCATCTTTGGTGCAGCCGATGACCACAGCTGACGTGTCATCATCAATGATTGCTTCAATGAATGCTTTGTTCCGCCCCGGAACCACGCGGGGTCCGGGGCGGTTTACACCTATCTCCATGTTTTTTGTGCATAGATCTATCTTTACAATTTCAAAAGGAAATTCGAGATGATGGCTGCAGTATCTTGCTGAGGCCTTTTCCTGACTGACTGTGGGCTGACCCCAGTCAATGAAAACTGCCTTGACATTACGTTCTGATTTCATGTAGAGCCCGGCGACAAATGAATCAAGGCCGCCAGACATTAAGAGTTTTATAGTCATGGGAGTTCATCCTTTTGCTTGTCTTTCCATTTCCTAATTCGAAAATCTTGTCCGCCATTGCAGTGAGCAAAGAACCACCCCTGTGGACTCATCCCCTCAAGATGTCTTATGTCTTCTACATCATCATCATGCTTGTTATTGATGGGGTCTCCCCTTCCCGCAGGGTCGCGGAAATCTGCCTTCTCATCCTCCAGATCCTGTGCTTGATACCACGCTTGGAATGGGGATACATATTCATTTTCATCGTGCATCATGACAGGCCGTCCTTTTCTGCAGTGGGAAGTTCTTCTGCAGTACAGTCTCCAATACCTAGGTAAAGTCTCAATGCCCTGCCGACTGCTCTTGTCTCAGCCATCCGGATGAATGCTGGGACCATGGCTCTATTCTTCAGGCTGTCAGGACTTGCGTCTCCAATGCCGGTGAATGTTCCACGAGTTCCGACTGCTGTCACCTGGACAATTGCAAAGCGATCAGCAGTGTCAAAGTGAATAATCTCAGAGGTGATTGACTCAATGCCATTTTCATGGGCCAAAAGAAGCAGGCCCTTGACCATGACATAATCACTGTTGCCCAATTTCATTATGTTCCCAGTCTTCGCAAGCTTCTGTTTGATTGTTTGCGGTGGCTGCTTTGGTGGTCTTGGCCTGAAGTCAACGGGTTTGCCGTCAGCATCAACGCACTTGCCTTTTGGGATGAACTTCTTAAAGGCTCGCTTAAGTCTGTCTTCATGCTTAGCGTCAACGCTCCACAGTTTCTCTTTGTCGTCGAAGGTTGCGCTCAGCAGTTCCTTCAGTTTCTCCTGCAGTCCGGGATGGAAGCCGAAGTTAAATCTAATTCGATTGTTGTCTCGAATGATGGTGATTGTTCTTTCTCTGTCACTTGGTTTGATCACAATGATCTCCTATGTTGATTTCTTTTCCAATCAAAAATGATGGGTCAAGAATGGTTTGTTTGTTGATGTTCAGCTGAGAAGCTAAGTCTTCCCAGATGGGATGTTCCACGGGGAACACCACGAGGTTAGGGTGCATGGTCCCGAAGGGGAGAAGCACCAGAAAGATTTTGTTGTTGGCTGGCGTTACACCCACTACTGTGCATAGAGCATTTTTCGGTATGGATTGTTCGGGTTCTGTTGTTGGTTTTTCCATGATTGATAATCCTCTTCAAGCATACGATGGTCCATTGCTAAACTCTTGCCGTGCTCATTGATGTAAAAAGTCCTGATGTGGTTGCGGCCAAGCGCAATTGACTTGCGTATCTTCTGCTCGATGTCTATCACGTCCGGGCCATTTCGACGGCGGCCCATGGGACAGTTGCAGTTGACTGTGAAGACCCAGCAGTAAGGCTTACCTTTGTGCCATCCATCAGGGCACTTGCTGTAGTGGATGGCGACGTCTCGAAAGCCTTGCGGATTGCAATGAGAACACTGCTCATAGGTCAGGTCAACGTGAGACCCTGAGACCATCTGAGCTTTGACCATGTCAACCACGGCACCGGTCGGAGGAGGAAAAGCAGAACTT